TGGATGCTCAGTTAAAAGAAGAAGGTTTTGACCCATCAGATGATGATTTTTATACTGAAGTTGATACAAGGTTGCAACAAACCTTTCCAACTAAATTTAAACAAACTCAACAAGTTCGTCAGAAGGACACGTCAAGTCCTTCTCAAGTAGTCGCAGGAACTTCTCGCACTCCTGCTTCCAAAAAAATCAAGCTAACTCAAGAAGATGTTAGACTTGCAAATAAATGGAATGTACCACTTGAACAGTATGCCAAAGAGAAAGCAAAAGTGTCTGACTCTGAAGAGTATACAACAATATCAACAATGCGTAGGAGTTCATAACAATGGCAATAACTAAAACAAAACGTACTGAAGAAACTAGAGAATCTACTTCAAAAATTGAAACGTCTTCATTTGAAGAGGAAAACTATCTTGATATACCTCAAGCTGTTAAAGATAAATTTAATAGTCAAGGTATGACTTTAAGATGGATTAGAGTCGCTTTAAGTGGAGAGGATGATTATAAAAATGTGGGTAAGAGACAACGTGAAGGTTGGACTTTCGTTTCACCTGAAGAAGTTCCAGAGTTAGCTTCGTCTTCAATCGTAAGAGAAGATGGCAGATATAAAGGAGTCGTAAGTAACGGAGATGTTGCTCTTGCAAAGATGCCTATTGAAAAATCTGAAGCAAGAAGAAATCACCAACTTAAAAAACATAAAATGCAAGAAGATTCTTTAGATGCTAGATTACGTGCAGAATCAGACTCACGTATGCCTATAACGAACTCAAGTAAATCAACTGTTACAAAAGGTCGTGAACCTCGTTTTCAACGATAGTTTGTAATTATATTAATAATACACTTATGAAGGAGATAACAAATGAGTGCAAGTAAAGCATTATTTGGAATGGTCCCAATGAGAAAAGTTGGTTCAAATTACAATTCTACTGCTCAATCTCAGTACGCAATTGCCAATGGACTAGCTTCTAATATCTTTCATGGAGACCTAGTAACGATTTCTGCTGGTAATATTACACCAGTAGCAACGACTACTGATTTTGCTATAGGTGTTTTTATGGGATGTGAATATACAGACCCTACTACAAAACAACCTACGTTTAGTCGTCATTTTCCTGCAAATACTTCAAGTGCTATTGGTAACCCAGTAGGATTTGTTGTTGATGACCCTTATGCATCTTTTATGATTCAAGCAGATGCATCAGTTACTGCAGGTGATATTAACTCGCAAAACTTTGAAGTTACTTTAGGTGCAGGTTCAACTGTTACTGGTAATTCAGGATTTGGTATTAAAGCTGCTAGTAGAGCAACTTCAACCAAAGCTGTAAGACCAATAGCAATGGTAAACGAACCAGGCAATGCCTTAACAGGTGCTGATGGTGCGTTTCCTAAACTTGAAGTTAAAATCGTCCAGCATTGGATGAAACGTCAAGCAACAGCATAACATAGAAGGAGAAATATAATATGGCTATAAATAGAGCAAGTATTGCAAAACAACTTCTTCCAGGACTTAATGCTGTCTTTGGTGTTGAGTATGGTGAAGTTAATGATGAGCATACACCCCTATTTGAAACAGAAAATTCAGATAGGTCTTTTGAAGAAGAAGTGTTATTCACAGGATTTGGCACAGCTCCAGTAAAATCTGAAGGTGCTGCTGTTTCTTTTGATGAAGCACAAGAATCATTCACAGCTAGATATAATCACGAAACAGTTGCTTTAGCTTTTTCAATTACTGAAGAAGCAATGGAAGACAACTTGTACGACACTTTCGCAAAAGTTCGTGCTCGTGCTTTAGCTCGTGCAATGGCTAATACTAAACAAGTGAAAGCTGCTGCCATTTTTAATAATGGATTTACAGCAGGTGATAGTGCAATTGGAGATGGACAAGCTTTCTTCTCTGCTTCACATCCAGTTGTTGGTGGTGGAACACAAAGTAATATACTCGCTGCTGCTGATTTATCAGAATCAGCTTTAGAGGCTGCGTTGATTACTATTGATGGAACTAAAGATGACAGAGGTATCTTAACTGGTACACAAGCTGTATCTTTACATATTCCAACTGACCTTAAATTTACTGCAGAGAGACTACTAGCCTCTCCAGGTAAACCAGGGTCTAACCACAACGACATTAATGCAATTAGAAACATGGGAGTAATTCCTGATGGATATTATGTAAATAGAAGATTTACAAATTCCAATGATTACTACCTAAAAACTGATATACCTAATGGTGCCAAAATGTTTGTAAGAGTTCCTCTACAAACTAAAATGGAACCAGACTTTGATACAGGTAACGTCAGATTTAAATCAAGAGAAAGATATTCTTTTGGTGTTTCTGATTGGAGAAGTTACTATGGTTCACAAGGAGCATAGATAAACATTTATAAGGGGTCTCTTATGAGACCCTTTATATTTTATATAGGGAATAAGAATGACTAATTTAAGTACAGTAAGACATGTAACAACTTCATCAGGAGACTTAACAGCAGTTGCAGTTGGTTTTCCAACAAGAATTAGAGGTTTTAATGTTTTAAATTCAAAAAATGCAGTAGGTACATTTGAAATAAAAGATGGCTTAACAACAGGAGCCACTAAATCAAGAATTAAAATTAATATGCCAGCAGATGGTACATTAGACACCTATCTAGCAGATGAAGGTGTTAGATGTGAAACTGGTGTTGTAGTAAGTGCAAGTGTTAGTGTATATGCTACAATTTACTTTGGATAGATAAATGGCTAGAAAAGCTAAGAAAAAATCTAAAGGAATGGGAATTAAAACAAGTGTTAAGTCAGGTAATTTTTTACCTACTAGCAAGGGTGCAGGAATGACTGCAAAAGGAGTAGCTGCATATCGTAGAGCAAATCCAGGTTCTAAATTAAAAACTGCAGTTACAGGTAATGTAAAAAAAGGTAGCAAGGCTGCTAAACGTAGAAAGTCTTTTTGTGCTAGAAGTGCAGGACAGGCTAGGATGCATAATATTAATTGTAAGAAAACTCCAAAAAAAAGAATATGTGCAGCACGTAGAAGATGGAAATGTTAAATGGCAGATTTTACAACTTTAACAACAGAGATTATAAATACAACTGAAAATGACTCAGCAGAGTTTCTAACTCAATTACCTAATATTGTTAATAGAGCAGAGGAAAGATTAACAGATGAGTTAGATGATTATGGTTTAGTAACATATACTTCAGTAGCAGTTTCACAAGGCAACAATATAGTTACTCTACCAACAGGTACAAGAATTGTAAAGAACTTTAATGTTGATATTAATGGAGCAAAAACAAGTATACTTTTAAAAACTGATGAGTATTTAAGAGATTATTGGAACGTGTCAGCTTCAACAGGTGAGCCAAAATATTATGCACATAAAGATAATACAACTATATTAGTAGCACCTACACCTTCATCAACAAGTAATGGTGAGATAGTACATATATCAAGACCTACAACTTTAACGTCAGCTTCACCTAGTAATTACTTTACAGATTTTTGTTATAACGCATTGTTTAATGCATGTTTAGTTGAATCATATATCTTTATGAAAAATTTTCAAGCTGTTCCTACATTTGAACAAAAGTATCAATCAGCTATTTCAATTGTTAGAAACAGAGCCAGAAGATTTAGACGTGACGATATGACAAGACCTGCAAGTCCTGCAGGAGCAGATAATACAGTCGTAGATGGGAGTAATTAATGGTTATTAGTAGAAGTTCAATACCACAACAAATAATGAAACCTGGTGTAAAGAAAAAAAGTAAAGTTAAAAAAGTTTTAAAAGGTTTAGGTAAAGGTTTATTTAGTCCTGCAGCAGTTGCTTTTGAAGCTGTCATGCCTAAAAAAGCAGGTTCAGCAACTTTATTTACTGATGAAGAATTAAAAGAAATGAAACGTAAAGAAAAAGAAAATGAAAAGTCTATAAAAAAATATATGGGTGGTTCATTAAAAAAAGGGAGAATGTAATGAAAAAAGCTTTACTTAAAAAATTTAAAGACTTAACTATGGAACAACAAAAAAAAGTTGTTGAACAAGTTAAAGATATTCCTGAGTTTGCAGGTAAAAAAGTAGGTGAGATAAAAAAGAAACTAAAAGAAGTTTTTACAAAAGATATGTCTTCTAAACAAAAACTTATTAATAGTATGAGAAAAAAATTAAGAGAAAGAAAGCCACCTATTGATGTAAGTGATACTTTAAGAGGTAAGGGTAAAGAAACTACAATGGTTAATAGAGTTCCACCTGAACAACAAATGACTAAAAATAAAGCTATGGATTTAAATTTATTTGAAGTTCCTCAAGAAACTATAGATAAAAATATAATGAAAAATACTTTAAAAAAATCAGGTGGTGGTAGACTTAAATCTAATCGTAGCTATCGTGGCTATGGTGCAGCAAGGAAAGGGTAACTATATGTTTATAAAAGGTGTAGGTAAAGTTACAGAGGCAATGTTTAAAGCTGCTTCTAAAAAGGTTAATAAACTTAAAAAGAAAAAAGATAAACTTGAAAAAGAGTCAATTGTAACTGCAAAAAAAGACCCTGCAGTTATAGCTGAACTAAAAAAAATGAAACCAGGTTCAATGCCAGGTATTAAATCTGGAAGTAGAGAATCTGATGCTTTAAAAAATGTTTTAGGTCCAAAAGATTTTACATCTCAAAGTAGTAATACAAAAGGTTTACCAAGATTTACTGGACTACCTAGTAAAAAAGCAGCTTCAATGACAGCTTCTACTAAAAAATTAAGTAAAGAATTTGCTAAAAAAGAAAGAACTAAAAAAAGATTAATGGAATTAAATAGAAAAAAAAATCTAACTGAAGCTGAGAAGTTAGAGGAAAGAGGATTAAAAAGAGATTTTGGTTCAATTAAAAGTTTACAAAAAGAAACTTCAAAAATGAAAAATACTTTAGATAAAAGAAAGAAAAAACTTCCACCAGGTGTTAGAGGTATGGCAGATTTTAGTCCTGAAGAATTAGAAAAAATTAATAAATCTCTTAATAAAAAATCTGGTGGTCCACTTGATTATAAAAAAAAGGGTGAGATTAAAAAACGTAGAGGATTTAAAGAAACTAAAAAATTAAAAGTTGACCAAAAACCAAAAAAAAGACAGCAACCAATTGACCCTAGAGATATATTTATAGAAGGACCTAGAACTACAGGTGGTAATAAAGGTGGTTCTAGAAAAGGTAAGGTTATTGAAAGTTTACCTACACCTAGAAGAGGAAATGGTAAACTAAGAGGTATGGGTAAAGCACTACGTGGTGGTGGTAAAGTAATGAGAGTTTAAATGTCTTATAATCCTTCAGGTTCATATAATTTTAATTTAGAAATAGGTGATGTTATTCAAGAAGCTACTGAGATGATTGGTGGTGAGGTAACTCTTGGTGAAGAACCTAGAAGTGCAAGAAGGTCAATTAATTTAATATTAAGTGACTGGCAGAATAGAGGTGTTTGTTTATGGACAACAAATACAACAACTGTAAGTGTAGCTGCTAGTACATCTCAAGTAAGTTTAGGTAGTCATGTAAGTGACGTAATGCAAGTGGTGGTTAATAGAGATAATACAGATTTAGAAATGACACGTATATCTTATGAAGAATATTTAAAGATACCTAATAAAGGACAAACAGGTAGACCCTCACAATATGCTATTAAAAGATTTAGTGATAATGTACAATTATTTATGTGGTCAGTACCAGATGTAAATACTGATAAATTAAAAATTGAAAAGATTGATTATATGCAGGATGTAGATAAATCTGCAGTACAAAATGCAGATATGCCAAGAAGATTTTTACCTGCACTAACAACTGGTTTAGCTTATTATATGTCATTAAAAAGACCAGGTATATCTGAAGCAAGAGCAACTTTTTTAAAAAGAGAATATGAAGAAAGACTTGGTTTTGCAATGACTGAAGATAAAGAAAGAGCATCTTTATATATTACACCTAAGATTGGTTCAATATAATGGCAGTAGGTAAACGAGCTAAAGCAGTATGTGACATATGTGGATTTGTATATCCTCATAATGTAATGAAAAAAAATAGTTTTGGTTTATTAGTTTGCCCTACAGATTTTGATGGAGCTTTTGATGAAAAAAATCATCCACAAAATAAAGCTCCAGATGTAAAAGATGATGAAACAATTAAAGACCCTAGACCACCTAAAAGTGAATCTTTCACAAGTTGGAATAATCAAGAAACTAATTGGGAAGCAACAACAAATTTTTGGAATATAGTGAGTAAAAATAATGCCTGATTTAACTGGAACAAAGATTTCTAATACATATAAAAGACTTATGCAAGTTAAGTCTTCTGATAATGCAGGGATAACCTCATCTCTACAGACTATTCAGTCAGGTGACAATGTTGACTCACCTTTACAACTTTCAAACTCTACATTAAATGTTAATGGTACTTTTGCAATAGGTGGAGTAAACCTTACTGCAACTGTATCATCTTTAAATGCAACTGCAGATATTTCAGGTGGTGAAGGTTATGTAGTCGTATCAGGAACTAATGTTTATAAAAGAAGTTTTTCTGCAGGTAATGGTATTAATATTACCAGTAATGATGGAGTTGCAAGTAATACAGGTATTGCCTTAACAAGTACAATAAGTAATCTTCAAAGCTTTGGTGCTTCAGTAGTTTCAGCTACAACATTAGATGTATCAAAAACTATTACTTCTTCAATTGTAAGTGCAGTAGATATAAGAGGAGCAACAGTAAGTGCAGCACAATTAAATGCAGCCAATGCAACAATTGTAAGTACAGTATCAGCAGGATTTTTTGTAGGTGATGGTTCAGGTTTAACAAATGTTCCTTCTGCTGAAGGTGGCACAGTAAATGCAGTGGTTGCAGGGACAGGACTTAATGCAACTGTTAATGGTGTTACTTCAACAACTGTAAATACGAGTGGTACTATAAATGTTAATCCTAATCAATCTTTAGGTACAGTATCAGTTTCAACAGGTTTAATTGTTCCACAAGGAGCAATAACTTTTTCAGTTCCAGTAAGTGGAACTTCAGCAGTCTTTACAGGTAATGTATCAGCAGCAAATATTTATGCATCAACAAATGTATTTGTAGGTGGAACTGCAGTACCAACTGCTTCAAATGTAGCAGCAGTATCAGCATTAGTATCAGTAAACACAGCAGCAATTACTTCTATTAATGCTATTGTTGGAGACTCTATTGCCACAAGTGCAGCATTAGCTGCAGTTTCAGCAGCATTAGCTACAAGTATAGGTAATACTAATACTGCATTAGCAACAACTTCAGCAGCATTAGCTACAAGCATAGGTAATAGTAATACTAATATAGCTGCAGTTTCAGTTTTAACTTCAGTAAATAAAGCTGACATTGCAACAAACGTAGCAGCTATTACTTCAGCAAATACAGTTATAGGTGCAGTGTCTGTACTTACAAAAACAAATTTAGATGCTATTACTTCAATTAATACAGTTGTAGGAAATGTTTCATCAACTCTTGCAACAAGTATTGCAAATGTTTCATCAACTATGGCAACTTCCATAGGTAATTCAAATACTAATATTGCTGCAGTATCAGTATTAGCTTCAGTAAATCTTGCAAGAATAGTTGCAACTTCAGCAGCTTTAGCTACAAGTATAGGTAATCAATTACCTAAAGCAGGTGGAGCAATGACTGGAATACTTTCAGCAACTGATGTTATATGTAGTGGAGTAGGTGTAGATGTAGATGCACTATTAGGAAAAGATTTAAGAATTGCAAAAGCTGCAGTAGCTGATATTGTAAGTTTAACTGATGGTACAAATATATCAGTAGATTTTAATTCAGGTCAAAACTTTGCAGTACAGTTAGCAGGTAATAGAACAATAGATAATCCTACAAATTGTGTTCCTGGACAAACAGGAAGTATATTTGTAATACAGGATGGAACAGGAAGTAGAACTTTATCATTTGGAAGTAATTATAAATTTCCTGGTGGTACTGCTCCTACATTATCAACAGGTGCAAGTGCAGCAGATAGGATTGATTATATTACATTTACATCAACAAATATTCATGCAGTTGCTACATTAAATGTGAGTACAGCTTAGTGGTTAGAAGAATACCTAGAAAAAAAGGTCAACCTGCTAAAAGTAAAAAACATTCAGACTTGTATACAGATGAAGACCCTAAAGGCACGATACATGGTTTGAAGTTTGCAACAGTAGCAGATGCACAAAGGTCAGTAAGAAAAATAAAAAACTCTACTCGTAAACATAATCATAAAACACAGGCAGCAATTGCAATGGAACAAAGAGCAAAAGCTGCAGGTAAAAATAAGGCAGCATTAGTTTATAGAAGATTTATTGAACAACAAAAAAGAAAAACAAAACTTAGGAAGGCTTAATGGCAGTATTTAATAATAATTTATTAGCAGGTGCAGGTGCACAAAGTAGTGACAGCACATATAAAATAGACCAATCAATTAGGTTTAATGCTAGCGATTATCCTAAGATGACAAGAACACCATCAAGTGCAGGTAATAGAAGAACTTTTACTTTTAGCACTTGGATAAAACGAGGTGCTTTAAGTACAGACCAAGTGGTATTTGGTTCATATATCAATACTACAAATTATTTTTTAATTTATTTTGATAGCACAAATCATAGCACTGACAATACTTTTAGAGTTTATGAATATAATGGTAATGTTTTAAAATTTTGGGTCTATGGTACACAAAAGTTTCGTGACCCATCAGCTTGGTATCATTTTGTAGTAAGTGTTGACACAACAAATGCTGTTTCTAATGAACGAATAAGACTTTATGTAAATGGTTCAAGAATAACAGATTTAACTCAAAATCAACAACCCTCTTTAAACTATGAAACATATATCAATTCTACTAATCTACAAACCATTGGTGAATTTTATGGTAACTATTATCATTTTGATGGGTATATGGCAGAAATGCATTTATTAGATGGCTATGCTTATGACCCTAGTTTCTTTGGCGAGTTTAATGATTCAGGAATCTGGATACCTAAAGAGTACACTGGCAGTTATGGAACAAATGGATTTAAAATTGATGGCAGAGATGCATCTGACTTAGGAGATGATGAATCAGGTCAAGGCAATGACTACACGACAAGTGGACTTAGTGCTGATGACCAACAACCCGATTCACCAACAAATAATCATGCTGTTTTTAATCCAATAGAAGCAGAAACTTTGATTACTTATAGTAATGGTAATTTAGCAATGGCTTATTCAGGTAGTTCTGGAAGAAATGCTGGTAG